ACCAGATCAATCGTCTGGTCTATTGTATTCATTTCTTCAGCAGATTGCTGTAAAATAGTAATCATCTTTGTGTTACTTCACCATCCTCATCATCTAATTGTGATACTGCCCACCACTCAAATAAAGAAAGAAACTTATCTTTAGTATAAGGAATAACTTTAGTTTGGTGTCTTTCTTCCTTCTCACATTTTAATACAAGTTTATTATGCAATTCAACAGATTCTTTATATGAGTCATATGCTTTTTGAAGATATGCTGCCTCATTCTTAATAATGTTTTCAGCATTGTCAGTTTCTTTTGAATAACTTAAAAATCTAACTCGTTCTTTACTGTTTGTAAGTTGCATAAATGCTTTTACACCATCTGAATTAGGATTATCGGTACATACAATATAACCTTTAAATCCATCTGCTGTTTTTTTACCACCATCAGTAAACTTACCTTGTTTTATGAGTCTTTTTTTTCTTGCATCATCAAATGCTCTAATATTTGATACTGTAGTATGACTTTCCCAATTTAATATACGTGCTAGATTTTTTGTATAAACTGATTTTTTACCTGAAGAGTGGTCTGGACTCCAACGAGTAGTAAAACCATCTCTCACTAAAACTCTTTCTATAGATGCTTGATCCAATGGTATAGCAACACCATTATTATCATACTCTAAAAATGCTATGCCAGTACGTTCTTTATTCTCTTGAATTTCTTTAATATAACCATTAGATATATCAATAGGTTTTTGATCTTTCTTAGGTACTGTTCCAGATAGATTGATTTTTCTACCAAGTCCTTTTAAAAAACTTTGGAACATATTAAAATCATCTTTACCATTCCACTCATACACATCAAAGATCCAAATAGTTTGACCTCTTTGATTAAGTGCATCATATTGATGATGACCATTAATAAGATAATATTCACCTCTAAATCTAACTACAGCAGGTGGTAACTGTGTAGGATCATATCCCTCTTCTTGAAGGAAGTTAAGAATTTCTGCTACATTTGATGGATCTTTATCAACAATTCTACATTGCATCAAGTTAATCTCATCAAGATTCAATCTTAGAATCTCACCTTTATATGAAAGATTAGGTATTTCTTGTCTTACAAGATTTTTAGTTACCTCTTGAATAGGTGGTGCTTCATTGGTATGAACCTTAACTCTATGGTAGGTAGTAACTAATTTCTGTCCATGATACCTATCATTATGAATCTGCTTTTCCTGATTCTCTATTAAAACATCAATTGTCATTTGATCTGTTCATTTGTTATCATTATATAGTATTTGACAACTCTTGTCAACAAGAAAAGGGGATAGAAAAGGGGATAAACCCCCTTTTGTTAGCATTTCTTAACTTAACGTACTTTAATCATCATACACTCTACACTCTAATGAGTCAGGATGATTATCACAATATACTTCTAAGTGCTTATCCTCATGCCTTGTATGATAATCATTGATCTTACCTTCATTAGTATCAACCACATCTCCTTTATGATACTCATCATACTCTGCATGAACATTCTCTAAATCTTCCTTACTATACTCTAACATACCATGATTGATATGCTCTTTGTTATCTTTTGGATCAAGATAAACTTCATGATCTAGATCGTGTTTAATCGTCATAGTGCGTAACCATCCTACTTTAGAGTTCAATAATCTCATGATTATTTATTTTTTCAAGAGATTGTCTGAAGTTCTCTAAGTGATTTCTTCCTAACAAACTCTTGATTCATATTATAGTATAATTTATGGTTTTGTGTAGTAACGTAGTGTCCTTTTATGTCCCCATCCTCACAATGCCACCCATAGGCAATTACTCTTTCTTCTACATCATCTATTCTTAATTTCTTACTACCATCTAAGTAAGAATGGTATCGTTCGTCTAGGTTGAGCATTGGTTTAAGAAGTATGTGTTGATATTATAACATTAGTTATATCAATTATCTATAAATTTTAGATTGTCTTTAGACTCACACAATATAACTTAACTTTCGGATTGATGTTTCTCAACTACATCCATAAGATTTTCAAATTCTTTCAGACTTTCTATATCATATAATAATTTAGATATTTGAGTTATAACTAGAGGTTTTTCATTAATAGCAGCAGATTTAATTGCTGATCTAATACTACCTTCTGCTTCAAGTAGATAATCTAATGTTTGTTGTGATAGTGCCATAATTATTCGTAAAGATCCTCATCATCATTATGTAGTTCAGGTGAATCTAGTTTGAATCTACTTATGTTAAAATGATTAATGACCTCACTCAACTCTTTTTCAAATTCAAAATCATTACTATCATAAACTTTAATATCTGGATTAGTATTACTTCGTAGTAAAGCTAAAAGTCTTACACTATCATTATAACATGCTCTATAATATCTCATGTTATCTTTAACACTGTCGATTATGACTTCATGTATCTCCTGTGGTGTGTATTCACCCGCCATAACCTCTCCAATACATTGTTGAAGATTTTGTATAGAATAACTATAATCAGATTTTTCGGTCATTCTTGTCATATTGGATTGCTTGTTCCATAATAACTTGTATCTCCTTAGAAGTCAAGTTGTTTAAGAATTTCCAATTAGGATCTTTCTTATCCCACTCTAATGTATAAGAACCATCACTATTCTGATTGACTTTTAAACTTTCGTTCTGCATCCTTTTCCTCTTGTTTGATTCGTTTCTTTACCATCTTAGCATACTTTATCTCATCTTTGCTGTATAATTCTGGATGTTTCTTTGCTCTCTTGATAATTAATTTTGCTGCTTTCTTGTCATTCATGTATATTGAATATTATCTGAATAGGTATTTATTCTGATTTCTCTTTTATATCATATTCTATTATAATCTTCTTACCTGTTCTACCTGCACTATCATAAGTGGTTAGTCTTTCCATCTTACCACCTAATTTTTTATTAATATATTCTAATTCTTCTATAAGTTCTAGTTCATTTTCAATCATTTTATACCTACAATTTTTAACATTATAAAACCCTCTCAACTAAATGTCAAGAGGGTATGATTATTGATTGAATTTACTTAAGGTGGATGTTGATACTTGTTCATTTGTTTGTTAGGATAAACGTCTAATTGTTTTAAACTAAAACCTCCTTACATATACGTTTACAAACTGATTGACTTTCATCACATTCGATTAAACACTCGTAATAATCTGCGATTGAATCATTATCTGTATCAAATTCTTCTCCTGCTAATTGGTTGAACGGTATTAGGTTGTGCATTAATCTTCTCCATAGAGTACAATGATAAAACAATAACAAATAGTTTCAGTGCATCTTGTTCTCTCCAATTCTATCATTATTTATGCAAATAGTGTCTGTATTCGCTGATACAATTTAATAAAAATTTATGCCTATAAGATTATCTTATATGTTTACGATCTCTTTCTAATTCTAATTGCCTCTTAAATTCAAAATCAAGAGTAGATAAAGCACCTCTTAAATGTTGCTCATATTCATTACCCTCTATCAAATCTGATAGGTGTGCGGTATGTTCTAATGCAAAGACTAATTTAGTTTCATTATTCATTCTCATTTCTTCCTCACTGGTACATCAATAGTCCATGAGGATGATTCTAACTTAACCACATCAAAGTTTTTCTTAAATTCTTTCTCTCTTTCTTTCCTCTCCTTCTCCATTGTTAACTCAATAGTTTCAATAGTTGTACTTGAATTCTTTTCTTTTATACCCAAGTATTCTAAAACTGCCTCATCAACCATTTGATAAAGAGTATCCCAAGTTAAAGTATCTCTTAATCCAGTTGCGATACGATCAATATCACCACCATCTAAGTATTCACCTTTAACTACTTTGTCTGAGTAATCATCATACTGAGAAATAAGTTTCGCTCTGATCTCTACCAACTCATTAAGGTTGATAGTAACCTTTACATCATCATAAATTGCCATGATTAATACTCTCTCTTGTCTGCATAATAATCACCTAATGCTCCACTCATTAGAGTTTCACTAATCTCACCATGAGGAGTAGTAATTGTAGGTTCCACATGGTCATTCTTCGCTCCAAATTTTAATTTTGGAACTCTAGGATTAATCATATCTCTAGTTTTCCTAATAACATCATCCCTAATTTCCATCAACTCATCATAACATTGTTGATTGTGGGCACAACTTCGTAAATGATTATCAGGTTGCATTAAAGATTCAATAAAGATAGCACGTGCCCTATCCCACCTCTCATGAGGTGTTAGTTCTTCATCAAGTGTTTTCTGGTCTTTCATAAAAATACCTCCAATGATCCTTTTTTCTTAAGTTTCTTCTCAAGTGCAATTTGTTTCTTTATGTATGACATAGCATCCTTATAATTCCTAGAATGATGCACCTGTTCTCCGTTGTGAATAATACACAACTGAGTGCTACTTCCCATGACTGGAACTGCTGCCCATGTCCCATCTTTATTCACATATCCCTCAGGTTGTCCACCTTTAGGTGATAGTATCTTTGAATTACCACAATCATAGAATTTGCGATAGTCTGATGGAGTTCTACTCATTCCCAGTTCACCCTCACTACAACATACCCTGCTAATAATAATCCAATTAACATCATTAATGGTATTGGAAAGAATGGAATCACTGTAAGCACATGAGCTATTTGTATGCTAATGATACCATAGAAAATCCACATAATCCACATGCCAAGTTTATTATGCCTACTACCACGTTTATATGGATGACAACCGATAGGACCAGAATCCCATCCATCTTGCATGTAATCTTTAGTTGAGATTTCTTTAGTCACTTGTTATATCCTCCAGTTTGAAGATACTTACTAATTCTAAGTCTGCCTCTTTCATAGCAGCATCCGCTTCACCATCCTCTTGTCTGTCTACGATAGCAGCAACACGATTCACCACGTAACCAGCGTCACGTAATCTCTGGACTGCTTGAATTGCTGATCCACCTGTGGTAATCACATCTTCAAGAACAGTGATCTTAGCACCCTTCTCAGGTAATGGACCTTCAATGTATGCACCTGTTCCATGCCCCTTCGCCTCTTTACGGACAATGAGAGCATCAACTTTGATCTTATCCAGACCACAGACCACAGCAACACCACTCACTAAAGGATCTGCCCCTAGTGTCAGACCTGCAACTGCAACAGCATCTTCTTCTACACTTGATAGAAGCATTAGACTGGCAAGTGTAAGACCTCTTGAACTTAATGTAACTGGTTTACAGTTCACATAGTGTTCACTCTTACGACCTGATGAAAGAGTATAGTCACCCTTGCGGTATGCTTTATCTTTCAGAAGTGTGAGTAGTTCGTCTTTAAAATTTGGCATTGACACTAATAACTCTGGCGTTTGGGTTTCTAGCAAGAGCAACTTGTCGTGCCTCCTGATAGTTTACTGCATGAACCTCCTCACTGAACGTCTGTCCAGCAACATAGAGTTTGACTTCACACTTCATTAGTAATCCTCTGAATGACTATATTATACAATATCTAGGATGTTTATGCTAGGCTCTTGTGACACTTCTTCAACTGGATGATATTCTGCAACTCTCTTCTGAATTAGATTACCATAATCTTCATGTAACTCACATCCAATGTAGTCTCTACCTAGTGATTTTGCTACCATAGCAGTGGTTCCTGATCCCATGAATGGATCTAATACAATGTCACCTTCCTCACTCCCTGCCTTGATACAGGGTTCAATCAGGTCGGGTGGATAGGTAGCAAAATGTGCTCCTCTGTATGGTTTATTTGTTATACTCCATACCGATCTCTTATTCTTTGTAGGATAACTTTTACTCAATCCTGAATGTGGTTGTAATCCTGTTCCTTCATTATGATACTTACCATTAGTTCTATCTCTGGTTCCCCAGTCCTTTGCTGGTTCCTTGATTGCTTCATTATCATAGAAGTATTTCTTATTCTTACTGAACAGAAAGATATATTCATGCGATTTAGTACACCTATCCTTGACTGACTCAGGCATTGGATTAGGTTTATGCCATATAATATCCTGTCTCAAATGCCATCCATCTGCTCGCATTGCAAATGCGAACATCCATGGGATACCAATTAAATCTTTTTCTTTGAGTCCTTCGAGTCTATTTCCTCTGCGAGGACACACATCTGGTAAGTCTTGTTTAGTATTTGAGACTGTTTGTTTTGCCAGTCCTTGTCCCCTTCCAGGTCTGTAATTATAGTAACTATCGCCAAGATTAACCCAACAAGTTCCATCATCTGTGAGCACATTTTTTACCTCTCGGAATACTTTAACTAACTCATCAATAAACTCTTCTGGAGTTTGTTCCTGTCCTATCTGTGAATCTTCATCACCATAGTTTCTTAAACCATAGTAAGGTGGAGATGTAACACACATCCTTGCCTTCTCATCAAACTCTTTAAGAGTCTCACGACAATCACCAAATAGAATTGTATCTCTCATTTTGTTTGCTCTGATACTATTGCCTGTAACTTACCATCCTTATCAACAGTAATGTTTATATCATGCTTGAAATCACTATTATTATCCCTGATTTTGATGTCTATTGCACCACCTTCACCATAACGAAACATAATGAATCTACTATCCTTTACTTCCCACTTGTCGGGATTCTTAGCATGTTTGAATACAGGATTTGAATGTTTATCCTGATAACCTTTTATCCAATTAATCATTTTGTTACCACCGATGTTGCTGCCTCACCCTTGTTGAAGATAGTATCAACAACTGCTTCTACTTTACGTGCAGTAGAGATACCGACCTTAGAGTAAACTGGAACGCAAACTAAACCGTATGCCTTATCAGTTGCCCCCTTGCGAATCACTCTACCGATTG